ATGACGGCCCAAGAACTGAAGAACAAGGCCGCGACGGAGGGTTGGGACAAGGACTGGGTGGATTTTGTGGTGGAAAACTACGCCACGTCGGTGGACATCACGGATCCCCGCACCAATACGTCCTCCAATCGGTCGGCCCAAGAGCAGACTAACGAACTCTACGAGATCATCTACTGCTATCAGCGGCTCGTATCCGAGGAGGACAACTCCGAGGGCATCTATTGCACGGTTTTCCACCCCCAGTTTATGGGACGGTCGGAGGAACCGAAGTTTGCCAAGTTTGAGCTGCTCAATGGCTATGACGACTACCCCTTTGTCGTCACCCGCCTGAGTGAGGACAACAAACGCCTGTACGAGCTGGCGACGATTCCCGAGCAGCTAGTGGGCCTGCAATGGCAGATTAAGGGTGAGCGGGACTCGCGGATGGATCGGAACAGTATGGCGACCATCCCGCCGCTCCTGTACCCGGCTAACGGTCAACCCCCGATGGACTACGGTCCGGCGGCTCGTATCCCCTATCGCCGGATGGGTGAGATACAGTTTGGGCCCGTTCCTCCGTTCAATCCCGGCTCTGTGGAGATTGAGCAAACCCTCACGCAGGAGGCCAACCGGATTATGGGGCTCGATCACGAGAACCCGATGAGCCGGATTCGCCAGCAGTACTACGTGGACAAGTTCCTAAGCCACGTCCGGGACGTTCTGCGGATGGCGTTCAAGTGCTATCAGCGGTTCGGCCCGGAAGAGGTGTTCTTTCGTGTCACAGGTGTCACCGATCCCGTCCGCTTCTCGCGGGGTGACCCGAATGAGGACTTCGACATCGTCATCAACTTCGATGTCCTAAACAACGATCCCGAGGCCCTAGAGGCCCAGCTCAACCAGTTCGTCAGCTTGGTCCAGTTTGACCGTAATGGTCGCATCAATATGGACCGGATGCTTGAGGTGTTGGCTGGTGCGGTGAACCCCGCCCTGGCTGATGCCGTCCTCCAGCCGGCGGAGGAAGCCCAGCAGCAAATCGTGAAACAGGTGACGGATGACCTGTCCAAGATTTACGCGGGCATCGAGGTGGGTGCTCGCCCGAATGGGGCTCAGGTGGCGATGCAGGTGATTCAGCAGTACACCCAGCAGCCCGACGTTATGCAGCGTCTACAGCAGGACGAAGCATTCAAGTCGCGTCTGGAGAAGTACGTACAGCAGTACCAAATGGCGCTGATGCAGATGCAGAATGCCCAGATTGGGCGCATTGGTACCGCCCCGGCCCAGATGGGCAATATCCAAACTCAGGGAATTACTGCCTGAGCGAGGCCCACTTAGCACTCAACGCCTTGTATTGGGCGGCGTTCAACACGTCGTCCAATGCACAGATGCGCCCGCTCAGTTGCTGGATGGCGTCCGTATTACGGTCGTGGAGGTTGCTTATCCAGCCCTCCCGCTGGCTGTAAACCTCGTCCAAGAACGCCAGGAAGTCTTCGCTGTTATGGAGTCTTTCTAAAGCCTTTGGGTCCATCCCCATAGAGATGGCTGTCAGTCCTTTACGGGCAAGGACGAAAACAGCGTGCTAGCATTCGCCCGTCGCATCGCCTGCGTTACGGGCGGAAAACAACAATGCCAGAAGTCACATCGTCCAACTCGGCAGACGCTAAACCAGCCGTGGAAAACAAGCCAATGACGGATAAGGACTTCCTGTCCGCCCGCATTGCCAGCCGCCAGAAGGCCCCGCCTTCAACGACTGAATCGGCTCCAGAGCCAGAAGAGAAGAAGGAGGCCACCTCACAGGAGGGCGAGCCAACTGAAGCTCCGAAAGCTAAGGAGGTTCTTTCTAAGGATATTGACGAGCTTACGGATGAGGAGATTGCCGAGCTTGCCCAGAAGGGTAAGAGCGGCCTGCTCAAACGCATTGCTGAACTCACGGCCAAGCGAAAGCTAGCCGAGGAGAAGGCTGCCGCCCTTGAGGCTGCGGTCCAGCAGGCGAAGCAGCAACTCCCCGAGCCGAAGCAACCATCGACGACCTTCAGGGAAAGCTGAAGGAAGTGAACGAGGTTGTGGAGTGGGCGGAGGACATTCTCTTCCGTTCCGAAGATATGGCCGCCTCAGACATTGTGGCGACTGTTGACGGGAAGGAATACACCAAGGCTGACATCCGCGAGTCGCTCCGCAAAGCCCGCCGTGCCAAGGACCGTTTCATCCCCGCCCAGTTCCAAGAACTGCAAGCGAAGACGGAACGTTCCAACCTTGAGTCGGCATTCAAGCAGCAGGCTCGTAAAGAGCTGGGCTGGTTGGAGGGCGAGGACAACGACGTTCGGAAGCGTTATGAGTCGATGGTCGCTGACCCCCGTCTCAAGAAGCTGAAGGACTCGGTGCCCGAAATTGCGCCGCAGATTGAGTACCTAATCGCTCACGCCGCCAACTCGATGTATGGCCGGCGGGAAATCCCGATGGAGAAATCCAAGGGACCGACGCTCAATCCTCCGTCAAACCCCTCCACCACGGCTGCCGCTCCTGAAAAGGCGGAAGCTCGGATGGAGAAGTCCATCAAGGACGTAGAAAGCCGGTTTCGCCAAACAGGAAAAGGTAGTGACTTCATTGCCCTCCGCGCAGCTCAAATCTCTAAACGCAAATAACCCAAGCCTACAATGGCCTTCTCCAACACGTTCGATACGACCTCCCCCGGTTCCGCGGCGCTTAACCGCGAGGACCTTCACGACGCCATCACGCAGCTCGCTCCCAGCGAGACGCCCGTCCTCAGCTCGGCTGAGAAGTTCAAGGCTAACGCCACCTACGTTGAGTGGGGCGTGGACAAGCTGTCCGCTCCCACCACCACCGCTGTCGCGGAAGGTGCGGATGTCTCCAACTTCGATGACAAGTTTGAGAACGTGGCCCGTCTGGGCAACTACGTCCACAAGCTCCGTCGGTCCTACCGCGTGAGCGACCTCCAGCAGGCCGTCTCCTCGGTTGGCCCGCAGGACATCGCCCGTGCGGAGCTGAAGGCCGTCAAGGAGCTGAAGCGTGATGCTGAGGCTGCCCTGATCGGCACCCAGGACCGTGCGGCTGAGAACGGCGCCGGCACCGCGTACACGATGCGTGGTCTCGGTGACTGGCTGGATTCGTCCGGCCCCGCTGACGTCCCGGCTGCCTATCGCACGCCGTCGGACTCCATCCACGCCTCCGGTACGTTCACGGAAACCATCCTCAACCGGATGGTCACGTCGATCTACCGCGTGTCGGGTGTGACCAACAGCCTCACCCTCGTTGCTGACACGGCCCTGCGCCGCGCCATCACCGACTTCGCCCGCGCTGACACGATCACGGGTGCTGTTCGTACCAACGATAACAGCTACCTGAACAATATGATTAAGTTGGCCGTCGGTGTTTACCAGTCCGACCACGGTCTGGTGACCATCGTCGATATGAACCCTGACTGCTCGCCCGACACCACCAACAAGGACGTCGGCTACCTCGTCAACCCGGAGTACTACGCGGTTGGTGAGCTGATCAGCCTCGGTTCGACCCGCCTCCCGAATCTGGGTGGTGGCGAGCGCGGCTACGTTGACTGGACGGGCACCCTCAAGGTGAGCCATCCGGGCGCGCACGGCGTCATTGTCGGCACCAGCTAACCCTAACCCAAGGAGACTACTACTATGAAACTGTCCGTCAATGAAGCGGCTTCGACTACCTGGATCTCCAGACCACTGGGTTCCTCTCGACCATTGGTGCGGCTAATCAGCGCAAGATCGGCAGCCTCCCCGCCGGTTCGATCATCGACCTGGTTGCGGTGATTAACACCGTGGCTGAGGCCGGCGCGACCGACCTGTTCCTGGACGTTGGTATCACCTCCGCTGACCCGGATGATGGCATCGACAACCTCGATCTGGACGGCCTGACCAAGGCGACGTTCAACACGGGCGACGCCTTCGCGATCACCGCGACCGGCGCGACCATTGGTCCCGTGGGCATCATCAACAACACCACCTCTGCGGTGAATGTGCTGATGGAGCTGAACGGCACCGTCGCCAACCTCACGGCTGGCGAGTGGATCATCGCCTGGCGTCAGCTCGACCTCGGTTCGCTGGCGTAAAGGGTTGACCTCCTAACAAAGGGCGCATCCTTCGGGGTGCGCCTTTTTTTATGCGATTTCACGTTGTAGCGATGCCCCAGAGTTTCACCACCCGCGACTTCTCGGTCTGCGGGTTTAGCCAGAAAACCATTAGGTTTTGCTGGATGATGAAGACCTTGGGGCATAAGGTTTTCCTGTACAGCGGTCCTCACAATCAGGCCATCTGCGACGAGCATATCGTCATCAGCACGGAGGAGGACCAGAAGCTCATTACGGGCGGGAACCACTACGTCTATCCCTCTTGGGTTGCCGGCCACCCTGTCTGGGTGAAGACCAACCAGAC